TCGTCTTGGCCTTCTATAGCGCCATTGGCTATCGGCTCTGGATGGCCAACGCCACCACCGCTGATGACGCCCACCCCACCAGCAGCACCGGCCTGACCGAGATTTTGAATCTCACCAATGCCGGTATTGAAGGCACCACCGAAACCCAGACGGTGACCGACTACTCAACCACTGGTGGCTATCAGAAAGCTGTGGCGACTTCGCAGAGCTACAGCCTGCCAATGGTGATGAATCTGGACACCCTGGATGACGGCTACCTGCTGTTGAAGGGCGCCGCCGCTGATGCTCCGACCGGGCAATACGTGAAGTGGTATCGGGAATCGCCTGATCAGGGCGGCTCAGTAGACACCGTGGAAAAACACGCCGGTATCGGCATCATCACCGACTTCTCCGAGTCGATTGAGGCTGGCGGCATCAGCACGGTGAGCTTCACCCTGCAGGGCTACGGCAGCCTGTCCCATACCGCTGCAGTTGCACCCACCCCCTGAGGTAGCTGATGGCGAGCCCGCTGGATGCCTACAGCAACGGGGAGCTGACCGTGCAGCTCCCTGCAGCGGGCACCACCACCGACCCCTACACCGGCAACGTGGTGGCCAACACAACGGCCACCACTTACCGCGTTTTTGTCAAAGAGATCGGCGCCACCATCGGTCAGAACTTTGCTGGCGTGGATGTGCGCACCTCACGCTTTGAGGGTTATGTCACCGACCCGCAGCTGCTGGATGATGCGGTGCTGGAAGGCATGACCGGCAGCCTGGAGATTGACGACGGCAGCACCTACGACGTGACGCTGGTGGCCTTGCGCAGCGCCTACGGCCGTGGCGGCATCGGTGCGCTGCTGGAGGCCAACGTCGGCCATGTGGTGGTCTTGGATGCCGTGCGGCAGGAGTGATCTGTGCGCATCGAGATTGACGCCACGCTGATTGAAGATCGCCTGGAGCGGGCCTGGGAGCGCTACAGCCAGCGGCTAGAGGCGCAGTTCACCAAGGAGATCGGCACCAAGCAGTTCAGCTGGCCCACGGAGTACCGCACCACACGCGGCAGTTACAACCGCAAGGGCAAAGGCCGCGAGAGCGTTGGCAGCCCGAGGGACATCATTGATAGCGGTGCCCTGCGCCAGAGCATCCAGCGCACGCAAACCGGAAAGTTCGCCTACCGCTTCAGCTGGAACGTGGACTATTCGCTCTATGTGCTGAAGGGCTACCGCACCAGGGCCGGCAATCAGATGCCACCACGAGACTGGATCACGCCGGCACTGTTCAAGCTGCCGCCGTTGAACACGTTGCAGAAGCTGCTGCGCTGAGGGGCAACTTCACAGCACAGAGGCAGGAAGCGTGGCGGAATCGCTGGGGCGGGCGACGTTTGATGTTCTGCTGGACACCACGGCCTTCCGCGCTGGCATCGAGCAGGTGCGGACGCTGGCGCAGCGGGCCGGGCAGGGCATTGAAAGCGCCTTAGGCAGCAAGGCCAGCAGGGGATCGCTGGCGGCCCTGGACATTCGGATCACCAGCCTCAAGGAAGAGATCCGGCTGGTGGAGATCGGCTCGGCCAAGTACAAGGAGCTGCAGGGTGCGATTCGCAATGCCACCCGCGAACGTCAGAAGGCTGAAGGTGCAGGCGGTGGCTTTGGACCTGCTCTCAGTGGCGGGCTGGGCAATCTGGCCGGTGCGGTTGGCGTTGGTGTCGGCCTAGCTGGTGTGGCCACGGCCATCAAAGATTCGGTGCAGGCGGCGGTTGAGTTTGAGTCCATCACTCGCAAGCTGCAGAACACGCTCGGCCCGCAAGGCGCAGCCGGTGCGCTGCAGTTCACCAAGGGCTTGGCCGATCAGCTCGGCCTCTCCTACAAGCAGCTGGCCAGTGACTTCGGCAGCTTCACCGCTGCCGCGAGCGCTGCGGGCATCCCGCTGGAGCAGCAGCAGGCCGTCTTCCAGGCGGTGGCCAAGGCAGGTCAGTCCCTCGGCCTTAGCGGTGATGCCGTTACCGGCAGCCTGCTGGCCCTGCAGCAGATTGCCTCCAAAGGTGTGGTCTCCATGGAGGAGCTGCGCCAGCAGTTGGGTGAGCGGCTGCCCATTGCCTTCTCCGCAGCAGCGCAGGGCCTGGGCGTCACGCAGCAGGAGCTGAACAAGCTGGTCGAATCGGGCCAGCTGACCGCGCAGCAGTTCTTCCCGGCCTTGGCCAAAGGCCTCAATCAACTCACCGCTGGTGCCGGTGGTGTGGAGACCAGTGCGCAGCAGTTCCAGAAGCTCGGCAACGCCTGGGAAGAGCTGCAGGTGGCCTTTGGTGAAAGCCTAGTGCCCACGATCATTGAGCAGGTCAAGGCGCTTACTGGTGCGCTCAAAGGCGTCAAAGTGGTGATTGATGCCAACAAGCTCGGCCTTGGCGGTGGCTTGTTTGGTAATGCACTTGGCAGCATTCCAGAAGAAGGCACCAAGGCGGTCGCAGCCCTGCGCAACCTGCAGCAGCAGTTCAACCTCACCGACAAGCAGGCAAGAGCCCTGTTCACCGATGCGGTAAAGCTGGAAGGCATCAACAACATTGCCTTTGCCAAGCCCGCTGAGTTTGAGAAGGTCTTGGCGCGGCTGCCTGGTTTGGCGGAGAAGTTTCGCGCTCGCTACAAAGATGTCACCGGAGAGCTGCAGGCTGCCAATGCGGCAGCAGCGCAGGGTTTAGCGGCACAGTTGCAGGGCGAAGCAAAGCTGCGCACGGCCAAGCTGGCCAGCCTGAGCAGCGAGGCCAGCACCCTCAAAGCGCAAGAGGCTCGGCTGGGTTTCTACAGCCAGGAATACCAACTGATCGGTCAGATCAATAAGGTCCGCAATGACGCTGCCATCGGCCGCAGCGACACGATCAAGAGCCTGCTGGATCAGGAGCTATCGCAGGCACAAAAGCTGGCCACCAATGACGCACAGCGCCGAGCCTTAGAGATTGAGTTTGGGCAGCGCAAGTTCAATCAGACCGTCGCCGAGTTTGACCTGAAGGCTCGTGCCTTGGTCACTGAGCAACAGGCACAGCAGGCCAGCTTGGCCTTTGAGCAGCAGAAGACAGCCGCTGCAGGCAAGCGGGCCGAGATTGAGGCTCAGATTGCCTTGCTGCAGGCAGAGCAGCAAAACGCTGAAAAAGGCACAGCGGCCACCCAGCGCCAGGTGGAGCTGGCTCAGCAAAACCTTGACCTGATCAAGCAAACCAACAGCCAAGAGCAAGGCCTCGGCACCTTGCGCCAGCAGCTGCTTGCCGAGCAGCAGGCCGCTGCCCGTGATCAGCTCGCTCAGCAGCGCCTCATTGCCCTCAACGCCCAAGCGGAATACGGCTCAGTCGAGCAGCAGGCGCAGCTGCAAGCTGATGTGAACGCAGAGCTGCGCAATCAGGCCGGTTACGCCAATGCCGCTGCGGTTTCCGCGCAGAACTTCAAAGCACAGCTGCAAGGCGCCGCTGATGCTCGCGGTGATCTCTCGACTGCCTTCCAGGCTCAAGTCAACACGGTGATCGACGGCAGCCAGCAGTTCTCCCAGATGAACAGCTTCCTGTCCACCATCGCCACCAACACCGCCAAGGCTCCAGTGGTCAATGTCACCGTCAACAACACCGGTGGCGGCGGCAACTCAAGTCGGGCTGTGGTTAGCGGAACAGGCGGCTGATGAGCGTCACAATCAACGGCCTGACCATCAGCAAGCTGACCGCGCAGCCGCTGGGCTACACCGCTGAGGATGTGAGCCTTGGTCTTGCGGCACGCAGCTGGACTGTGAGCGGCCTGCTGGACACAACCGAGCTGGGGCAGTTCGTCTCCATCTTTGAGACTTGGCTTGCAGCACGGCGCAGCGATGCTGATTCCATCGCCACAGACAGCGTTGGCACCACCGTTGCACTGAGCTTTAACGCCAATGGCCTCAGTGCCTCTGGCGTGGCCTGTTGGTTCACTGATGCGCCCACCATTGAGCAGGTTGGCGCCTACGTGCAGCTCACTGCCACGTTGGTGGATGCCAATCAGGCGCTCACGGTGGCGAAGAAGTCACTGGAGAAGAGCAGCGCTGCAGATGATGCCCTGCTGCCTGAACTGGGCACCGTCACCTTGGGCGGGGTGACGATCACGCTCACCCAGCCGATGGAAACGCTTGACGACCTGCCGACCCTAGAGCGCACCGCTGGTGGGTTTGCCTACATCAATGGCCCGCTCAGGGCTTCTGCCGTGCGGCAGATCACGGGCACCGTCGCCAATGAAGCGGCCTACAACACGCTGCGCAACTGGGTGTCCACCACCGTGCAGAGCACCCCTAGCACCGGTGACTGGTGGCCCACTAGCCCGCCCACAGCCAGCGTTGAGGCCCGTATCGTTGGCGGCCTCAAGACCAACCTCTGGACCGTCAGCTTGACGGTGGAGCAGGTCTGATGGTGCTCGACGTTCGCGCCAAGGTCATCTGCAACCTCGGCCCGGTCATCTCTGGCAGCGTCAAGGATGACCACGTGCAGGGCCAGGGCCTGGTGATGACCACCGGCGAGCTGGTGATTGCCGGGCTGGTGACACCTGCGCACGGGGATGTGGTGAAGCTGGCCTACATCACGCCGGATGAGACCAAGGCGGTGCGCTTTCCGCGTGGCCCTTTCTATGTCACCAAGGCCTACGCGGATCCGCTGCGCAATCAGACGCAGATCAGCATGGCCGACAAGCTGGCGTATGAGAAGGGCAAAGGCGGCGGCATCATCAACACGCAACTGGTCACAGCCTTAAAAGGTGAGCTGACTACGCAGGCTGAGGTTGTTGATCTATTTGATGTCCTATCGGTGATCTGCAGCCGCGTTGGTGTTCCCATTGGCGGCCTTGCAGACTTCAACATCAATAAACAGGTGGTCTCAATTAAGTCGGAAGACTATGTAGAGACAATCTCGGAGATCCTGGCTAGCGCTGGAACCTATGGCTACGTCAACAGAGCGGGAAATCTGGTCAGCAAGAGCTACAGAATGCTGTCTGACAAAGGGCCTGTTGTGCGCTTTAGGAACTTAATTGACCTGAATGGCAATCAAGGTGGCCTGGATTACACCGAAACGCCAAGCGCTACTGGCACAGCGCAGGTGGCAAATGCACCCGCAACCGAAGAAGAAGCTGAAACGCCTGACCGCGATGTTTTCTTTATTCCAGGCGGCTATGGCCAATTCAAAAGATCTTTCGACAGCAATGAAACCGAAGTCATAACAGAAATGAAGATCTCACTGAAAGATGGGAGTACTAGGGCGTATTCAATCAGCGAAAAAACCAGCACTATGGAGTCAACGGTTGAGCCTGACAATCGAATTGAGCGTCGGTTCATTTTTACTACGACATCACTTGTCAAGGCAAACAGTCAGGTCATTCAGGACTATATAAACGCCGGGCTCACACCTCCAAATCCTTTAGCGATCACTCCCTCTACTAGGACTGAAGAGTTTGAGTACGAAGAAATCCCGCCGGACCCCTTAACCGCTGAAGAGCAGGAATCTCTTGAGGCTGAAATTGCGTCTGCCAAGCAAGAGCTAATTAACAACGGCAAGTCCGAAGAGGAGGCCACGGCAGCCACTGTTGTGATGCTGCCAAAACTGCCGACTTACCGGATTAAGAGAGAGACTATTAGCGAGGTTATGTCTACCATTGAAACGCTGGGGCGCATTGGAATCCGGGACTACACAAAGCTCACAACGCCGTTGCCGCTGTCTCCGTTCAGCGATTACAAGCAAGTCACAAAGATCAACTACTTTTATGGCGACGGTAAGGTCACGAAGGTTGAGCAGGTTTTTGTTGCCTATGGCCTCACGCAGATGGGCCAGCAGGCCATTGCCGCCGCCGTAGCAAAAGCCCCTCTCAATCTTGATTTCTGGCCGATTGTTGAGCAGTTCCATGCGCTTGTCTTGGAAGACGAAAAAGTCACGATCACCGAGATTCAGCAGCCCAAAGAGCGTGAGCCTATCCCTGGTTACCTTGCCCATCTGGTCAATGCAGATGTAGTGATCCAGGGGGCCAGTCGGATGCAGATTGGCGCTCAAGAGCCAACAAGAACCAACACTGCAACGCAGTTTGAGGTTCCCTTCTTGCCTGATGATGTTGTCAATGTTGACGGCAGTATCACCGTTGGCAACGCAATCACATCAGCTCAGAACTACGGCGAAGATCAAAATCGCCTGCTGCTTGGTCATCGCCTCGGCCTGCAGGTCACCACCGGCCTAGGTGTGCTGCCCACCGAGCCCTTGGGTGCGTTTCACCTGCGCAACGGCGGCATCACCGCCACCTACCGCACCAATGGCACCGCGTGGAGCTTTGACGCCAACAGCTGTCTGGTCTCCACGGACGCCTTGTATTGGGGCCTAGCAGGTGGTGACATCAGCGGCCCGCGCTGGACCCCTGTGGCGCCTGGCACCAGTGCCTTGCCAACGCCGCCAGCGGATGTGGACAACGGCCCGCAGGATCCGGTCAACAGCGTGACGCTGGTGGAGCCGGTGGATGTGAGCGACAGCGCTGCGGTCACAACGCTGATTGACAGCCTTCCTGATGATGAAACGGAGGTGTTTGAAACGGAGCTGACGCCTGTGGCGTTGGCGCTGCCGTTCAAGCCGATCAGCACCACCGCGATGCAGGTGCGCTTGCAGCTGGAGACGCTGCTGGTGCCGCTGGGCATCAACCGCAGCATGGGCGACGCCACCCTGCA